CTTAGAGGTAGTTCCGTTGACCAGCATTAATGATAGAGGATTCAGTGTTTTTTGCTTCAATCCCATTAGCAGTTTTAAACCAGAATTTGCTAAAATAGAAATCATTGACATATATCAAGATGTCAAATGGTACTTCCCCAAACTCAAGCCCGGACAGTTGTTGGCAGTACCACTAGAAACTGGTGTTGAACGACCGTTGTGTGCTTATTTTGTTAAAGACATTTCAAGGCAAAGTGAAGTAGTTGATTATAGTAGGTGTTGGTAGTATGAGCCAACTTGAACCAAATGTCACTTACATTTATGAAAAAGCAGATGGCATAACCTACGCACGTAAATTGGGAGATCCTCCTGGTAGTAGATTCGAAATAGGTAGAGATTTTGATCATGGATCAATGAGTTTGGAAGAAGCCAAACTATGGGGAGATATACATCGTGCCGCCAGGAAAAATCCTGCTTTACAAGATGCACTGGATCGTGTTAAACTAATACATGCACTCAGCGAACAAAATGATACAGTACCACACCATCCAGTATGACTGATAAACTAAACATTGCTAACGAAATGCGAGCAGTTGACTCAAAAGATCGACTGTTTTACCAAGAACTTACTGACGAGGAACGCCGAAAGTTCAGTACCTTTCTTATGATTAGATGGGGATCAAGTGTGCAAGGCAGTACAGAGTTGCAGCAATACTATTTGTTGAGTTGTAATGAAAATCTAAACAAACATTTTTTTGAGCTGAGCCGGCACCCTGAGCTGCAATGGTTGTTAGCAACCACAGTCAGTCCTGGCATGGGCAACTTTAGACATGACTGGATCAAACAAAAAAAGCGAGAAGGTTCAAATAACCGAGCAGTTAAATTTCTAAGACAAATCTATCCCACATACAGTGAAGACGAATTGGAGCTACTTGCACAAATCAACAGCTCAGCAGATCTTAAACAACTTGCCCGGGAGCACGGTTGGGATGACAAGCAAATCAAAGCCGAGCTATAAGTGCAAATATTGCGATAAAGCGTACAGCAAAGAAAGCACACTTGCTGCACACCTCTGCGAACAAAAAAGACGCTGGCAACAAGAAAAAGAAACTGGAGTACAGTTTGGTCTTAGAGCTTATTTACAATTTTATGAAACTACACAAGGCTCTGCAAAATTAAAATCCTATGAAGACTTTGTTAACAGCTCTTATTATCGTGCTTTCGTTCGTTACGGCAGACATTTGGTTGCTATTAGGGCTATCAATGGGCCTAGTTTTACTGCATGGCTCTTAAATAATAACAAGAAGATAGACCATTGGTGTAAAGACAGCTTCTACGAAGAATGGCTTTTAGATTATCTTAAACGGGAAGCACCACAGGATGCACTAGAACGTGGATTACGAGAGATGGAAGATTATGCTGGAAATAATGACATTGCTAATTTTAGCCATTATTTTATGTACGGTAATGCTAATCGTATTTGTCATCATATTACCACAGGTCGTATTAGCCCTTGGATTTTATATAACTGTGATACTGGTATTGATTTCCTCAGCACTCTCGGAGAAGAACACTTGGCTATGGTACTTGCTTGGATTGATCCTGATTATTGGAGCCGCAAATTTAAAGATTATGTTGCAGATGTAGAATGGTGCAAACATGTATTAAAGGAAGCAGGACTATGATATTAATTATAGGCAGCTCCCATCCTAATACAGCAAACTTTTATAAGAAATTAGGACTAGAACAAAGCAAATTAATTGCTTCAGTTAATGAATATTATTCTATAGGGCATACTAGTCCTCAGGATATGATCACTTATGAAAATTTAACACGTTTGGCAAAAACAGCAGATCAAATTTATTTCTCATATCCGACTCCCGAGGAATTTAGCGAAAATTATTTTTATTATGAATTCTTAGACTGGCTTAAAGAATTTAATTTTAAATATAAAAAAATTATTAACTTAAAAAACAATATTATTGTAGATGCATTTAATTGGAATTTAAAACCGCCAGAATTAAATAAAAATGATGCAGTATTTATTGGATGTAGTTTCACCGAAGGAATTGGAATTGAGTGTAATGAAGATAAGTATGCAACTATTGTTGCTAAACATTTTAATTTAAACTGTGTAAACTTAGGAAAAGGCGGAAGTAGTAACTCATATTTTTTTGAAATTTTTTCGCAACTTGAATTTCATCCTGGTCAATTAATTGTTTTGCAATTAACTATACTAGAAAGATTAAGATATTACAATAAAAATGTATCATTGCAACATATACAATTTGCCAATCCTCTATATTCACCTAAAATATTAGAAGTATATAATAACAAATTTTTATTTTACGAAACACTGAAACAATTAAGATTAGTTAATCAAATTGCAGAAGCAAAAAATCTTAAATTAGCAGTATGGTTAAATAATTATAAGGAAGAACACCACGGACATTACACAATGGATCAACAAATGTATTTTTATAATTTAAAAAGTTTTGTTCCGGCATTTTTAATGCAAGATTATTGTGTCGATGTTGGTACAGATAATGTGCATCCGGGTATCAAATCCAATCAAAATATAGCAAATGTTCTCATTGATTTTATTGAAAAAACATACAATAATGAAATTTAAATCTGACATTGACGTAGATGTAGGCGACAGAGATAAAGCACTTGCTTGCATGAAGCATACTGCTGCAACAATCGTTCGTGATGGTAAATTAACAAAGCATAACACTGGAGTATATTTTACTCAAATTCCTACTGACCCTTTTACCGGCCAGGCTAGTCTTGATTATAAAGACGCTGAAGATCGCGGATACATTAAACTAGATATATTAAATGTTAGTTTATATCAACAGATTAAATCCGAAAGTCATCTACAAGAACTAATGCAACAAGAACCAGACTGGGACAAACTATATGATCCTGATTTCTGTGCAAAGCTTATACATATTGGTTCCCATTACAATACATTAATTCGGATGCCCGAGGCAGTTAATTCAGATGTTCGTCTCATGATGTTCTTAGCTATCATAAGACCTGCAAAGAGACACTTAATTGGACTACCTTGGAAAGAAGTAGCAAAAACTATTTGGGAACCACCTGCAGATGGTGGGTACGCATTCAAAAAATCTCATAGTTGTGCATATTCCAGACTCGTGATGGTACATATGAACCTACTTACCCAAGCTTCCTAACTAATGTAATACTTCTACGTTTGCTGCGTTTGGCAGCAATTTCTTTCAGGCTCACCTGCGGGCCAAACTTGATTTCCACATCTTTTGAATTCATTGTTTTGACCACAGTTCTAAACGGAGTCCATTCTGTTTTTAAGAACACATTGATAGGGATAAGCCTGTTACTTTCCCACCACCAAGTCTCTGCTAGCTCTAGAAATTGTTGTTTTTGTTCTAGCGTTCTTAGCGCACCGTAGTCGTAAATTGTAGTAATTACTTCGTCTAGGTTTTGAATAACACCTATGTATTCATTGCCACCATACACAAGATAAGTTAAAAACGGATATTTTTTAAGTAGTTGCTGGTAGTTGGGTTCGTCCATTTTTCAATAAATACAAGATAATGCAAATTCTAGCTTATTTATATCCAAATACAGTCACGGTCCAATTATGGGATCAGAGCATTTTTACACCAAGGAACAGAGTCGTGTACAGTCGCCCAATTAAAATTTATCAGGGAATAGACAATCCCTTACAAATATCAATTATGAACCAAGATCAAAAACCTGTTAATCTTACAGGTTATCAAGTGCAAATGGAAATACAGGATCCTTTAATTCAAGGCGCCGTTGATGCTTTTACGGTATCGATGACTGATATTAGCAAAGGTCAAGGCACAGTAACTATTCCTCGAGCTGTAACAGTTGCATTAGATCAGAGATTTTACAAGCTGACGCTGAAACTGATCACCGTGGCGACCAATACTGAACGTCCACTTTATATAGATGCAAATCATGGAGTTCCGTTGGATTTAGAGGTGCTACCAGCATACTATGAATCTGATCCGTTGAACTTCAGTGCCAATGCTGTAATTGATGTAGGAACAATATAATGACTGCCAATGTAACTTTAACAAACTACTTACTATTAAAAAGAGCCAATACCAGTGTGAGTTCTACCTATACTGGATTAGTGGGCGAAATTACCATTGATACAGATTTAGATACCGTCAGGGTACACGATGGTGTGACTGCAGGCGGTCATGTATTAGCTAATGTCACACAAATTAATGACTCGGGAAATCTAAGTCCAGTTAATGCCAATGTTGCAGCAGCGAATGTACAAATTGACAGTTTAAGAGCCAACATCACTGCGGCCAATGTTGAAATAACCAGTTTAAAAGCCAACGCAGCAGCGCAACAAATTCAAATTGACAATTTTGCAGCCAATACCGGATTTGCCACACTGGATCAATTGACCGCCAATATCAACACAGTTAATGCAAATGTTGGTGCATTCCAGGTGTT